TGATTACGAGTATAACTCAGGTAGTGATATGCAGACTCTGCCACGTCATGTTGTACGTGCACCAAGTCAAGAGTTTATTATTCTTCCTACCCCAGACAAGGCTTATGAGCTAGTCTACGAATATTACCGTAACCCTGTGTCGCTTGAGTTATATGATGACGTACCAAGTGTACCTTTAGAGTTTAAACATATTATTGTGGACGGTGCTATGTTCTACGCTTATCAGTTCCGTGCTGACACACAAGCATCACAGATTGCACAAGGTAAGTTTGAACAAGGCATTAAATACATGCGTAGTCTTTACATTAACCGTTATGACTATGTACGCTCAACAGTTCTTACTCGTAGTTCCTCTAGTCTAAGAGTTTCATAATTATGGCTACACAGTGGCAAACATTCCCTGTACCTTTTACTGGAGGGTTGATTACTAATATCAGCCCACTACAACAAGGTATCAACAATGTAGGTTCAGCATTTCAACTGCAGAACTTTGAGCCATCACTAGATGGTGGTTATCGTAAGGTAGCAGGGTATAATAAGTTTATTGATGCAGCTTTATCGGGTAGTGGTCCAGTACAGGCCTTAGCTATTGTACAAGAAGACACTAACGAAAAAGTAATTGCTGCACGTAGTGGTGTTTACTACATAGCTAATGCTACAGATGCTACACCTGCTTGGTCTTCACTAGCTACAGCACCTAATACAAGTTTTACTAAAGCTAGACAAGCTCGTTATAACTTTAACAACGCTTATCAGATTTGTTTTGTTGATGGTGTTAACTTCCCTGCTTACTATGATCGTACAGCAAACACACTAACTTACATGACAACATCAGCGACTAACGATGCTGTAGAAGGTGCTAGTCACGTATGTTTGTTTAAGAGTACTCTCTTCTTTGGTGTAGGCACAGAGCTAGTCTTTACAGCACCATATAGTGCAGATGATCTAGACCCAGCTAATGGTGCAGGAAGTATCAGCATCGGATCAGAGATAACTGGTTTGATTGTTTTTCGTGATCAGCTTATCGTGTTTGCTCTTGATAAGATTATGCGTATCACAGGTTCTAGTGCAGCAGACTTTGTAATGAACGCTGTGACTGAAGACTTAGGATGCTTAAGTGCTGATACTATCCAAGAGGTCGGCGCTGATGTTATGTTCCTTGGTCCTGATGGATTACGCACACTAAGCTCAACAGATCGCATTGGTGACTTCGGTATTGATGTTGCATCTAAGAACATTAGACCTACTGTAACTAAACTACAGGACTACGCAGCAAGTTTTGCTAGCACAGTTATTCGTGGTAAAGCACAGTATCGCTTATTCGCTTATGTAGCAGGTGAACAGTCTAAGATTGCTAAAGGTGTGTTAGGCACTAAGTTTGTTGACCAGGGTGGGCAAGGCTTTCAGTGGGCAGAGATAAAAGGGTTTAAGGTATACATAGCTGACTCTCAGTTTATTGGTGAAGATGAGTATCGTGTATTTGCTAACAACGATGGCTATGTGTATAACATGGATACAGGTACTAGCTTAGACGGTGAGAACATTGATGCTATATATGAATCACCTTTTATGCCTATCAATGATCCACAAGTACGTAAGACATTCTACAAGTTAGACTTCTATATTAAACCTTTTGGTGCTATTAACATTAATGCAGGTCTTAGGTTTAATCAAAACAAAATAGGTTACATACAACCACCAACATTTAGTATAACACAAACAGGTGGTGCAGTAGGTATTTACAGTGACAACACAACCAAGTATGGCAGTGCTGTATTTGGTGCGCCACGCACACAAAGCTACATCAATCAAGTAGTAGGATCAGGTGAGACTGTAGCAATCCGCATCGAAGATAAAAGTTCTGATGCTTCATTTTTATTAGACACAGCAATCTTCGAGTTTGCTACAGATGACAGACAGTAAGGAAATCTTATGGGTACAGGTTACGTAAGAGCAGATACAGCTAACAACATTGCTAACGGTAATGTTATTGATGCTGATGATCTAGACAACGAGTTTAACGCTGTAGAAGCAGCCTTTAACGCTAGCACAGGCCACACACACGATGGTACTACTAGTGAAGGTGCACCTATCGAAGTCATCGGCCCAGCGCAAGACATTGTAGCTACAGCTACTGTACTACGCCCTAAGACAAACAATACAGTAGACTTAGGTACATCTAGTCTGAAATACAAAGATGCTTATCTAGCAGGTGATCTTTCTGTTGCAGCTATTACAGCTACTGGTGCTTTGTCTGCTGGTTCTACATCTATCACAGGTACACTATCAGTATCAACTGATACAACACTTACAGGTAACCTTACTGCTAACGGTAATACTACACTAGGTAATGCAGCTACAGACACGGTGACAGTAAATGCAGATATTGCGTCAAGCCTTATTCCTTCTGTTGATGATTCTTACGATCTTGGTGCTGTTGGAAGCGAATGGCGTAATGCATATATTGATGGCACTGCTTATATTGATACAGGCTCTATTGATACTGCTAATGTGGCGACTTTAAATGTCACAGGTAATGCAGACGTAGATGGTGATCTTACTGTTACAGGTAATATTAATGCATCTATCACAGGTACAGCTACACAAGCAGACACACTTACAACAGCACGTACTATTAGTTTAGCAGGTGACGTAGCAGGTGCGGCTAACTTTGATGGTTCAGCTAATATCACTATTACTACAGTTATTGCTGACGATAGTCACAACCATACCATTGCTAACGTAGACGGACTACAGGCTGCGCTAGACACTAAGATAGAAAACTTAGCTGGTCTTGATGTAACTGCTAGCTACACAGAGCTAAACTTACTAGATGGTGTGACAGCCACTACTGCAGAGATTAACTATCTAGACGGTGTAACGTCAAACATACAGACACAACTTGACGGTAAGCTTACTGACTTCTCACTAGAAACTTACACAGGTGATGTTGACATTGATGGCGAACTTGTGGTAACATCATACAATGAAACATATCAGGCTGTTTCTTCATCAGGTGGTAGCACAACGATTGATTGCGAAGCGGCTAACGTGTTTAGCCATACAATGACTGAAAACACAGAGTTCACATTTAGCAACGCACCTTCTAGTGGTACAGCTTATGGTTTTTCACTGAAGATTGTACAAGATGCAAGTGCTAGTGGCTATACTGTAACATGGCCTAGCTCAGTAGATTGGCCTAGCTCTCAAGCACCTGCTAATTTAGGTGCACCTAGTTTAACATCAACTGTAGCATCGGGAGTAGATCAGTTTGTGTTCTACACGCATGATGGCGGCACAACTTGGTATGGCTTTGTAGCAGGTAAGAACTTAGGATAATATAGAATGAGTAACATTAAAAAGTTAATGATGACTGCTGCAGCGGGTGGTGAAGCCCTGAACGTAGAAGATGTGTTCAGCACTTATTTGTATGATGGGAATGGTTCTTCTCAAACCATTACTAATAACATTGACCTTAGTAGTGAAGGTGGTTTGATATGGATAAAGCAGAGAAATTCTTCTAGAAGTAATCATTTAGTTGATACAGAAAGAGGCAAAGACCAGTGGTTATCTACCGACTTATCGGTTGAACAGCAAAACTTTACAACATTACTTGATAGCTTTAACACCGATGGTTTTACTTTAGAAACAGGTAATCCTAGAACAAACTCTAGTGGTAACACATACGCCTCTTGGACATTCCGCAAAGCTCCTAAGTTCTTTGATGTGGTGACTTACACGGGGAATCAAAGTAATAGGGCTATACCTCACAACTTGGGGTGTGAAGTTGGGATGCTTATAGTTAAGAATATAACAACTGGAAGCACTAACTGGCACTGCTATCACAGAGGGCTTACGAATGCAAATTACGCTATAAACCTAAATCAAGCTGGAACTGAATATTCTAATAGCACTTTTTGGCAGGGTACTGCACCTACCAGTGAAGTGTTTTATCTAGGCACTAATACCCAAGTAAACACTACGGGTGACGAATACGTTGCCTACCTATTCGCCCACAACGATAATGATGGTGAGTTCGGCCCTAATGGTGATCAGGATATTATCAAGTGTGGGAGTTATACTGGATCAGGTTCTGCTGGAAACGAAACTACACTTGGTTTTGAGCCTCAATGGATATTGATTAAAGACGCAAGTCGTAGTGAAGGTTGGTTCTTGTGGGATACAATGCGTGGTATAGCTACTGGTGGTTCTGATTATGTTTTAAGACCAAACCTTACCAATGCGGAACAAGACGTAGGTGACATTATTGATGTAACGTCAACAGGTTTTACCATTAAGGCTGGTAACAGCTTTCCTTATAATTACTCAGGTGACACCTACATCTACATAGCCATTCGCCGTGGCCCTATGGCTGTGCCGACTGCTGCGACTGATGTGTTTAATGTTAAAACTTTTACAGGAACAGACACTAATGCGGTAACAAGTGCAGCGGCGGGTTTTCCCGTAGACTTTGCGTTTGAAAAAGAAAACTACACATCTACTAACAATAACTATGTTTCCTCAAGGCTTACCGCAGGAAGAAGTATGTACTTTTGGGGTACAGCCGCAGAAGCTAATGAAAATCAGATATGGGACAGTATGACAGGCGTGTCTTTATCTGACCAAGGTAACAGTTATCCAAGGGCATATTGGATGTGGAGACGTGCCCCCAACTACTTTGATGTCGTTGCTTACGCTGGAACAGGAGTTGCTAGAACCATAAACCATAATCTTGGTGCAGTGCCAGAGATGATGTGGGTAAAAAGTAGGACTAACACAAGAAATTGGATGGTATACCATAAAGATGCTAATGCTAACCCAGAAAGTGGTATGTTACGACTTGATGGTACACAGGCATTCGCAACAGGAACAACTACTTGGAATAACACTCAACCGACTGCAAGTGTATTTTCTGTTGGTACAAGAAATGAAACTAACAATGCATCTGAAACATTCATAGCCTACCTATTCGCAAGCCTAGATGGTGTGTCTAAGGTGGGGAGTTATACTGGAACAAGCACTACACAGACTATTGACTGTGGCTTTAGCAGTGGTGCTAGGTTTGTGTTAATTAAACGTACTGATGCAAGTGATGATTGGTATCTCTACGATAGTGAACGTGGCATTGTTTCTGGAAATGATAATTTGCTTTTGTTAAACACAACAGGCGCTGAAAGCACCATGTTTGACTTTATTGACCCACAAAGTTCAGGTTTTAGTCTACCAAACAGTGGTTCATTTGGGCCAAACGTAACTGGCGCAAGCTATATCTTCTACGCAATCGCATAACTACTCAAGGTCATAAAAGGAGTATCAACTAATGACTGAATATCGTGATCGCACAACAGGCGAACTCAAGAACCAAGGACAACTACGGCGTGACAACCCTAACATGTCACTACCTAAAGTCTGGAATGAGTTCACCTTTGACGCATTAAACGTAGACCCAGTGCTACGCTCACCTAAACCCACAAAGGGCATTGGTGCATACCAATCAGTACGCCGTAATGGTGTAACACAGGATGCTAACGGCAACTGGGTTGAGGCTTGGGAAATTGCTGACATGTTCAGTGATGATGCTGAACTAGGCACTAAAGCTGAACAAGAAGCTGAGTATCAAGCACGTCTTGACAGTGATGCAGCAGAACGTAATCGCAGTGAACGTGACCGCCGTATTGCTGAAACAGATTGGTGGGCATCATCTGACTTGACTATGACTGCTGAACAAACAGCTTACCGTCAGGCTCTACGTGACATTACTACACATGCTAACTGGCCTCACCTAGAAGAAGCCGATTGGCCTACTAAACCATAAGAGTTAGGCCATGTCGGACATTAAGCTAACATCTGATGAACTAGAAGCTATGCTAGATCGTGCAGCAAGACGTGGGGCAAAGGAAGCCCTACGTTCTATTGGACTGCTAGATGATGACGCACACAAAGATATAACTGAGATGCGTAGCTTGTTGGAAGCATGGCGTGATACTCGTAAGTCTGTGTGGTCTACTGTAACAAGACTAGTCACTGTTGCCGTACTAACGTTTATTGCTGGCGCAGTATGGATGACAATGAATAAATAAGGTAAAACATTATGGCTAAACGTTTTGGTGGATTCACACCGCAACAACAACAAACACTGTTATCTAAGATGGGTTACACTGGCCCAGCGCAACAGGATGACATTAATAAGTTCATGATGTCTAGCCCTAAAGCTGCATCTATGATGGGACGCTATGCACAAATGGCTAAGGCTCGTGTAGAAGGTGGACCACAGACAGCTATGCAGGTAGGTGGCTACATGGCTCCACCTACTCCTATGCAACAGATGCAAGAGAGAGCTACTAACTTAGACTACAATCGCTTGTATGCCCAGCCTAATCAGCAACCTGTGCAACAGCCTGTGGCTATGCAAACAGGTGGTATGGCCTTACCTAACCCGTTTCTTAACTCTTCTGCTCCACAACTTACTGAAAGAGGTACTTTTTTTCAGGACGGTGTTGAGATGATGCCACAGGTTGGGCCAGGTGGAGCTAAAGCTGTTCCTTATACGTCTGTTACACCACAACCTAATACTACTGGTGGGTTTGATGTGAATAAACCCTATATACCTACACAGAACGGACAACAGGGTTATGTAGACCCTATGGGTAACTTTATTCCCTTCTCTGATATGACAGGTAGAGACACACGTGGTCAGGGTGTAGCACCTCAACCTATGGGTGACATTAATCCATTAACAGGTTTACCTAATCGTGATCCATTTGGTATGCCTATCATTGTTCCAGACTATGATCCACGACAAGGTCTACCTACTGCTGTAGAAGCTCCTGATGTTACTTCTTACTTAGAAGATACATCTGCAGGTCAAACCGCCCATCTTAAAACAGGTGTCCAAAATTTGTTAGCTAGTGGAGACTTACCAGAAGACCCTAGCAATTACACTATTACAGGTGGTAAACGTAACTGGACTATTACCTTTGATAATGGTCAAACAGTAAAATCAACTGTGAAAAACCCTGCTAGTGCTGAGAATGATGCAAAAATGATTGCTGAAGCTATAGCAGGTTACAAAGGTAGCGATATCTATAAAGGGTATCAACAACAGCAACAGCAGTATGAGCAGAACTTAGGGCAGTATCAAGATTACTATCGCACACAAGCTGGTACAGCAGTACAAGACCCAGAGACTATTCGTGCTAACCTTAACACTGCACAACAGACGCTAGGACAAGAGCAAGGTCTACTACAGCAATACACTAATCAGCTTGCTAACATGGACCCTGATGATCCACAGCGTGAGACACTACAAGGTCTTATTGATCAGCAACAAGTTAAAGTAACACAAGCTCGTGCAGGTGTATCTACAGCACAAACTGCACTAGAGACTGTAGGTATGCCTAGCACTACAGAGCTACGTTCTACAGCATTAGATAAACCTGAAGAGCTAGTAACTAAGCAAGATGTAGTTACTGTATCAGATGCACAGCGTGAAGCTGGTATGATTGCTGAAGGTACAGGTCAAGCCCCTGAACAAGCTGTTAAAGCACAACAGACTATTGCTAAACTACGTGCTGATGTACCACTAGCTAAAGAGTTCGAAGCTGCTGGTATGACTACTGCTGAAGCTGCTGCTGAAGTAGCTGACGTAATGTCTAAGCTAACTGCTGTAACAGGTAAGCCTAGCGCAGAAGCATTAGCTGATGCAGCTACTATGGACCCACAACAGTTAGCACAGCTTGGTCTTACAGTAGAGCAGATTGATCGTGCTCGTAGAGTAGAAGCTATCCCAGCGCTAGAAGTTACACCAGAGATGGAAGTAACAGGTGCTGTAGACATGGAACGTGCTAAGGCAGAGACTAACTTTGCTGCAGCTACTGGTGTTCCATCTACTGAAGCTACGGTACAAGGTCAGCTTACACAGCTTATGGAGCAGTTCGAGGATGGTGAAACTCCTGCGTGGGCTGCTGGTGCTATGAGAGCCGCTACCCAGCGCATGGCTGCACGAGGTTTGTCAGCTTCTAGTATGGCAGGTCAGGCTATCGTACAAGCTGCTATGGAGTCTGCACTACCTATTGCACAGATGGATGCACAGACACGTGCTCAGTTCGAAGCGCAGAACTTAAGTAACCGTCAGCAAGCTGCTATGTTCGCTGCAGAGCAACGCTCTAAGTTCCTTGGCATGGAGTTTGACCAAGAGTTCCAAGCACGTGTGCAGAACGCTGCACGTATCGCTGATGTAGCACAGATTAACTTTACTGCTGAGCAACAGGTAGCACTAGAGAATGCACGTATGGCGCAGACTGTAGACATTGCTAACCTTGATGCTAAGAATGCTAAGATCATGGCAGATGCTGCAGCTATGTCACAGCTTGATCTAGCTAACTTAACTAATACACAACAAGCTAACGTACAACGTGCTAAGGCATTCCTAGACTTTGATATGTCTAGCATGACTAACCAACAGCAAGTAGCTATGTTTAAGGCGCAAAGCTTAGCAAGTGTGTTTATGTCTGATACTGCTGCTGAGAATGCTGCACGTCAGTTTAACGCATCTAGCCAAGACCAAGTAGGTATGTTCTTCTCTAACTTGCAGACACAGATTCAGCAGTTTAACAATGAGCAAGCTAATGCTATGGAGAAGTTTAACGCTGGTGAAGCTAATGCTATCTCCCAGTTTAATGCAGCACAACAGAATGCACGTGATCAGTTTAACGCATCCCAAGCTCTAGCTGTAGAGCAAGCTAATACGCAGTGGGAGCAAGCTATCACTACTATGGATAACGCTGCACAGAACCAAGCTAACCGTGATGCAGCTATTGCAGCTAATGGTTATACTGAGACTACGTATAACAATATGCTACAGCAAGAGCGTGACGTACTAGATTACGCATGGCGTTCAGCAGATAATGCACTACAACGTGAGAATGCTTTAATGCAGGTTCAGATGCAGAATGATGCAGCGGCAGCAAAAACAAGTGGTGAGGCTGCTGGTACTATTGCTGCTATTGGTACTCGTTACATTCTAAATAAATTTCTAGGACCGCTAGGTAGTTAAGGTAAAAAACAATGGCAGGATTTATGGAAACACCACAAACAACAGACCCAGTAGAGCTTTTGCGTTACTTCCAGAAAGAAGCACAAAGACGTGAGACTCCTAAAGCTGAGTTGCCTAAAGGTATCCTAGAAAGACCTACTGAAGAAGTAGACGATAAGTCTTACGGTGTTATGAAGTTCTTTGCTGATTGGTGGAGTGGCACAGAAGATAAAGTATCAGAGGCACGTCAGGAAGTGATGGAAGGTCTAGTCAATATGCCTATGCCTAGTTTGCCTCAACCACCTGTACCAGATGAACTTATGGATGTACCTACTGCTGATTCAGAGCCTGTTATAGAAGGTGTACCAGAGCAGCCTGAGATGCTTGTGCCTGAACCATATAAACTAGATGCTGACACACGAGGTAATGAGTTAGGACTTCGTGGTTTGATGTCTCCTGAGTTAAAGGAAAGTATTGATGAAACTGTTTCTGATGTTGTTACTGAGTCTGTCGCTGATGGGGTGCAGCTTGGGAAACCTACAGAGGTTGTACAAAAAGCTTTAGACCTAAATAAAGAAAACACAACCTTAAATAAAGACACAGTAGAAGAACAGATAGTAAGTATCTTAGGTAAGAATATGTATGCTGCTTCTGCTCTAGGTGCATTTACTTTAGAGTCTGGTACAAACTTTGATAGTTTAACTGAAAGCATGGGTTATAGTTTAAAGAATGCAAAAGACGCTAATATTAGTCAAAGTAAAATAGATAAGGCTATAGCAAAGCTATCCGATGCGGATAAAGCTAAATTAAATGCAGGTCAAAATCTATTTAGTTTTGGTAAAGCCCTGTTTGATAGCGCATATGAAGGTGGTGTTAAATACAGAGGCCGTGGTTTAATTCACATAACCCATAAAAGCATGTACAAAAAGGTAGGTGATAAAATAGGTGTTGATCTTGTTAAGAATCCTGAACTAGTAAATGACCCTAAGTATGCAGTACCTGCTGCTATTGCTTTCTTAGACATTAAAGGTTTCTTTGATAAAACACCTACAGCAAACTCTTTACACAAAGCTGTTAATCCTGGCTCTGGAAGTAAAAAGAAAAAAGACAGATGGACAGCAGCTACAACTTACTTAGACTCTTTTAATGAATCAGAAGATCGTAGCACATCACCACGTCCCATGTTACGTCCTGACGAAGAAGAAGAATAATGTTTGGTTTACCCCTAGAGTTAATTACAATGTTATTCTCCACCGTGTTAGGTGGTGTGATGTCTATCTGGGGTCAGTCTATGAAAGCCCGTCAGATGCAGAACGAGATGCTCATGCAACGTGCAGAGTTTAACCGTAGTGCTGTAGCTGATGCACGTGATGCAGGTAAGACAGATAAACACTTTGCTTGGACACGTAGGCTTATAGCTTTATCTGCTGTATTCTCTATTATTGTCTTGCCAAAGCTAGTCGCTGTATGGTATCCTGATGTAAGCGTATATGTAGGGTACACTGAAGCTACTGGTGGTCCGTTAGCTTGGCTCTTTGGCCCAGCAGAATCAATACAGTGGAAGATGGCTAAAGGCTTTGTAATTACTCCACTAGACACACATATCGTATCAGCCATTGTAGGACTCTACTTCGGCGCAGGTTTCACTAAATAAGGTATAACAAAAATGTCACTATCTCCTTTTGATGGACCTATCCCAGGTCAGTCTCTTACAGCAGAACCAGGTAACGCTCCTTGGGAGAAACCTTCTAAGTTCTCTGATCCTATGGA